AGGAGTAATATGCTTTCTCCAGCCGATCTGATTGATCGACCGGATCTTAAGCGATTACCCCCGTCCATGGTAGAGACGAATCTCCCAGGTACAAAGACCGCACAGCCCGTGCGCTTTGTTCCTGCATTGCCACCAGTGGCACCAACTGTCGGTAAGCTTCAAGCTTTACCTTCCCTCTCGTCCGCGCGAGGTACAAATGTTGGTGTTTCTGCTAGTGGCAGTGAAATTGAGGATTGCGTGAGCAAACTCTTCGAGTTGTTGGAGCTATATGGTATGGCCCCACGGACTGGTCGCAATGTACAATGCAGCCAGGTCAATCGCGCGTTTAGGCGAACAGTCGAGCATTGGGGTTCCCAAGCTGCGTCTTTGGGTGAAGGGGGCTGGATGAAATACACTAAGTGGAAATTTCCCGCCTTCTTTCATGCAATGACGTCTCAGCTAGATGTGGGTCCCGTTGCGCCGGCTACTCGGCTGCGTGATGATCCGAAACAACTTTGTGCGGGTGTCGCAGGGCGTTACGCTCTTCGTCTTTGCCGTGTTGATTCCATTTTCCGAGACTCGTTCTTGGCCTCAATCTTACAAGTTAAGAAAGGGTGTCCTCGACCGAATAAGGAGATGGTTGACGCGCAGGTGAAGAAGAGTGTTGCGGCACTCACGACTAAACAACCGGAATCGAAGGATGAATGGCTGATGGGTTGGGGCGATTTGCCTCAAAAGGTTCAGGACAAGATTGAGATTCGACTCTGCAAGCAGAGCCAGATCGAACAATTTGAACGAACCGTTGACGAAATTTTTACGAATAATCGAGGCGAGCCTCTCACGTATAATTCCAACGATAAGTTCCGTCCTTTCTTTCCCAGTACTTCAGCTACTTTCAATGACTCCCAGAAACAGGGAGGTGCCTTTAGATCCATCCGTCGGCTTGCCGACGACCTTGGACTAACCACTTATGGTCTCGTAAGAGATGGCAAGTCATTGGTTAAGTTTTCACTCGCTTCCGGTGAAGAGTATATTGGTGCTCCTCGCACGATTGTGCATGCTGATTTAACTGAATTGGAGGCGCGGTTCGGTGACTTATACGAACAAGCTCTGCAAAAGGCGATGGGTGAGACCCCTTGGGTCAAACCTGTCGGTTTAGCGGAAAGCTTAAAAGTTCGCGTTATCACTAAGGGCCCGCCCTGCACAGGTTTTGTACTTAAACCCCTGCAAAAATTCATGTGGCGTACATTGCAGAAACATCCCGCTTTTACACTTATCGGTCAACCCGTTGATCGATTTGTTGTTCAGAATCGCTTGGGTGCCAAGTTGGCCCCAGGTGAAGCAATTCTTAGTGGTGATTATTCTGCTGCTACAGACAACTTGGCTCCTTGGGTGTCTGAGGCCATAGCGCGACGCATAGCTTTGCGCTGTGGGCTTGATGCTCGAGAGACCGAGCTGTTGGTTAGATCTCTAACACAACATGTGTTTGAGGGTGAAAATCGATCTGCTCTCCCGCAACAGTGGGGTCAGTTAATGGGTTCTGTTACATCTTTTCCCGTCTTATGCATCGCCAATGCTGCGATGTGCCGTTGGAGCCTTGAACTAGCGTACGCCAAGTCCATGAAGCTCTCTCAAACCACTCTTTTGGTCAACGGTGACGATTGCCTTTTCCGCACTACTTTGGCGGGTTTAGGCTTTTGGAAAAAGATCACAACGCATGGTGGTTTAACTCCATCCATAGGGAAG